GTTGCAAAAAGTGAAAGTGTTTACTGCGTGTCTGATATTGGTGAGCAGCAAGACTGTGGTCATGTCTTTATTTCGATTAAAGAATATGAGTTGGCGGCTAAACTTTACGAACTTTGGATGATAAAAAATAATAGCCAGAATTTGGTTCATCTTTTGACTGCGAAACTTTTCTCCAAAAATGAAAAGGAAATTGAAGCAGTTAAAGAGATAATTGAAATTAATGAAATTCACTTAAAGGAGTGGTTAGTTAAATGGCGAAAAGTAGAACACAATCATCATGATAGTTTTTATGACTTCTGACTTGGGCGAACTGGGAATGGTGGATTAGTAAGTCCTCTTTGGACTTCTGACTTACTGCATCTTCGGGCGACAAAGATTGGGATCGCGAGGTAGCAGAGCAGTCCGATAGAAGCAAAGATCAGGATTCGCTTGATGGTAGTAGTAAAGGATTTAAAGCCACTTGCGTGTTTCTCCATCCCTTTTTCAATCAGAGTTTCAACATCACCTTGAGTAAGAGCGGATATTGTTTCTCTAGCCTCTTTAATTTCTTTATTACCTTTAACAACCTCTCCAATCAAAGCACCACCTCCAGCACCAAGGGCTGATCCAGTTGGGCCACCTAAAGAGCCAACTCCACCACCTACTACAGCTCCCATGGTGGGATACCATTCCTTAACGGAACAACCTGAAAGAAGGAGTAATATAAGTAAGCGAGTCATGGTAGAATAGGATGCCTAGCATCTGTAAGTCTTGAGTCGTTTCCTTTTACAACCTGAGATGCGGAAGCATCTCCTGAACTTGCTACATTCAAAGATGCTGAAGTTCCTGCATTTGAAATTGTAGAAAGTGTCTGTGTCCCTGTGTGGTTTGCTCTATTTTTCAAATGAGCATCTGTAGAGTTAGCCGTAGCTCCAGTTGCAATCCCCCCTAGTTTTGTCCGTTCAGTAGAGGTGATTATTTGTCCACTACCAGCATTTGAAACATCGCTATGAGTAGTTACTGATCCATTAACTGAAGGGTTGTTAGAAACTTCAGTATCAAAATCTGAAATTGTTGAGGCTGTTTGAGTGCCAGTATGATTGGCACGATTCTGTAAATTAGCATCTGTTTGATTAGAAGTTGCTCCGCTAGCTATGCCAGCAAGCTTGTTTCTTTCTGTTGTCGTAATGATTTGACCGCTTCCTGCACTAGTAACATCACTATGGGTCGTTACCGACCCATCTGCACTTACCTTTGCAGTATTAGCTGTTACTGAAGGGTTATTGGAAACTTCAGTATCAAAGTCTGCAATGGTAGATGCTGTTTGCGTGCCTGTGTGATTACCTCTGCTTTTTAAATGAGCATCGGTTTGATTGGCAGTTGCTCCAGCTTGTATGCCTTGAAGCTTGGTTCTTTCCGCTGATGTGATTTGATCGGCAAGCAAAGTACCTACCTGTACCTTTTTGGTTACAGTCTCGCTAGAATCAACGACCGGAAGAAGGTCGTTGATCGCGACTGATGTTGCTTCAACTAATTGAGAGATTTTACGATTTGCCATGATTAAATTGTTTGTTGATGATTTCAGTTAGAGCCTCTTGCATAGGAGTCTTTCCGTATTTACTCATGTCTCCTACAAAGTGATTAAATAACAATGAGCCTAGTCGCTCTCTTAACTTTTCAGGTCTCCCGACAAAATGTTTAGTCCTCCAAAGTAGACCACCAAGAAGACCTCCGTAGTGGATAAAATATGCTTTCTTGTAAAATTCAGGTTTTAACCAATCTGATACCGCGTTCCACTTGTAACTAAGGTGGTTTATATCTTTTCCTGCAACACAAGCATTTAAGACAGGCTGATCAAGCTGTACGCCATTTAAATTCTTATTTTTACATGAATTTCTTACCTCTCTCCAATTCTCCCAAATATAATCAGCTAGAGACCTTGAAACGCACCACACTCCTGAATTAAAATAATCGTGGTTTTGTATCTGATAAGCAGAAAGATGTTCTTCCACCCAAGAGTTTTGCTTTATGATTAATGATTCATCTCGAATAAGCGGATGGTAAGCTATTTTTTGTGGGACAACTGATATACCTTCGTTAAAAGGAAATGCTGGTGCATTTTCTTGTGCGATAACATCGCTATCAGCATAAATTATAAAATCATATTCTTTGTATGTAAGCCCTTGAAAGGCGTAAAAAAACTTTGTGTGACCTTGTTGCTCTAAAGGTTCTATCCATCCCTTTTCATCACACCTGTAATCATAATCATGTTTCTCGGCATACTTCTTAAATGACTCTCTGCTGGCTATTGCCAACTCATGTCTGAAGGGTCGGTTGTCATGTTGTTTGATATGACTTTGGTAAACCAAAATCTTCATCAGTATTTGTAACCTCCCAATTTTATGTCTCGCGAAAAATATTCACCAATGCGATCAACAAGTTCTTTATCGTAGTAATTATGGTAGTGACTCCGTTTTGTGGTATTTATTCGATCAGGATGTGGAAGACCTGTGTAGTTACAGAAATCTCCTAGTTGGTCTTCCATCCGAAACCATTTACCCTTTTCCTCTAGCCATGAATATTGGTCATCATCCTGCCCCCATGCTCTGCCTGTTTGCTCGTTGTATTCAGTTTCCCTTCCATGACCATCAACGAAGAATCCACCGGGCATCCATGCCCTTTTAAAACCTTCTTTGATCAATCTACCATGATCTAGTCTTCCCCAATCAGTATGAAGGTTTCGTGAGGTTTCCTTGAGATTGTAAGTGTAAATACTTAATGCTCTATCCCAAGGGTTTCGTAATATGGCAACTGGTGTTAAATCAGCTAACTCAGGATATTTTAGCCAATAATCTGCTTTATTATGATGGTGATGACCAACAATTGTTGAAAGCTCTTGAGTGGCACGATTTTGAATTACTACTTTTCGCTCATCCTCAGATTTTATTTCTCTATGAAAAGGGTGAAGAATGGATGTTCCAGCATTCTTAGGAACATGAACGAAAAACCATTTCTTTTTGCGACTATATAGCATTGGCAAAACTCCTTAGTTCTTTGGAGAGCTTTGGCATTAAGCTTTCCTTTAGTAGGTTGTAACCTTTGATCAGACCTTTATCTGCATGAGCGTAGGTTTCAGGAAATGAATGAAAGTGGATGCTTTTTACATCATCCCATTCGATAGCTGGTTCGATTAAAGATAGCCGTCCTCTATTCCATTGCCTTGGGAATCTCCAAAAGCCTAGATTGTGATCCTTGCCAAATGTCTTTGTATCAAACTGCTCGAAGAAATGAACCATTCCTTCCTGCTCATAGAACTTGGAGCGAGTTGTGTATACATCTCTCCATGCCTGTGGGAAATCCATTGATTTTGTCCATAAATATCCGGCATTGAATGATCCATATGTGCGATTTTGATTTACCTTATCCTCTACATGAAAATGAGGAGAAAGCATTAAATCCATTGAATGATCTATCTCATCATCAACAGGCTGTAAGAATACAATATCAGCATCGACAAAGAATGTGTCCCCTGCTTCCCACAAAGCCCACTCTATAGCATCCATTTTTGATAGAATGACTGATTTAGAGTGAAAGCCGTTCTGATCTTTTATGTGCCGAACAAGTCGTTCCCTTCGATCAAGTTTGTCAGGTTCTAGCTCAAGTTTGTAGTGAACATCGGTGAAACTAAGACTTTCCAAGAAAGTCTTAGCACCTAGATCACAGAATACAAAGATCGGACAATCGTGGAATTGCCGGATACTTTTGATAAGTAAAGCGACTTCACGCTTTGCTCTATCATTTGCACAAACTGAGAATGACCCAATCATATGTTACGTTGTGAAATCTGCATCGTGTTAAACATCGATGGAGGGTAAGTATTGATTGTAATTTTATTTTGAGACTCAACTCGTTCAAAACGCTCTAAGGCATCATTCAAATACTCCTGAGCTTTTTGTAGTTCAGCCAAAGCTTTGTCACCTTGCCCATCTGCGAGCAGTTGGTCATGCATGGCATAGCTTAAAAGCATATGTTCCATAAATGCAGGAATGTCTTCTCTATATGTTCCGCTATCAGAAAAATATCCCTCTCCGTAATCCTGATGTGGGACTTTAGAACCTATTATAAATACTGTTGTTGCTCTAGTTGATCTCGGAAGAACTAAGTAGCCATCAATTAAAGTGTGATCTATGCGTACAGCATTATTGTCCTCATATGGATTTTTATTGAAGACCCCAAACACATCATACAAGTCAGTTGCATTATCGATTCTAACAGCATTTTCCGCTTTAAGTGT